ATCACATCCCGGAAGAAATACTGGAGCCAGCAGAAGTACATATTCTTGAACAGGTTTTTGATCTTGTTGAACAGTGCTTCGCTGATGGTGAAGGTCTCGGAAGTCTTGTAGGAAATGTCGCCATCCTTGTATGTAAACATGATGTAGGCATCCGGGCTTGTGTAGCCGGTTTCCTCCGCACTCTCCAGCATGGACATCTGAGCACCAATACCGCCTACCGGCTTGATGGTCAGGGTGATGGGGTAGGCATCACGACGGAACCGGAACACCAGGTTATTCTCGTCACAGACGCCTTGCAGTTTCTTTTTGTACGCATCGTACTTTGCGATCTCGCTCATAGTTGATTACTCCTTTTCGGTTAATAATTACAGGAGGAACAGTTTTCCATTCCAGGATCTGTCCACCTTGTAGGACTGAAGGTTGTCTTTTTCGGTAACATATTTTCTACCGAAGATCTCTTTCATATTGCACCAATCGCTCCAAGGGAAGCGGTACACATTGCCGGTTGCGAAGCCGATCACCACATAGCACCGTGCGCCAAGCTTCTGGTGCTTATTGAGGTAGTCGGTCTGTCCAGCTGTTACCCGGTTCTGTTCCATTCTCTCCGAGGCGGTGAATTTGGCTTCAAACATCACCGTTCTGCCGCCCTTTAGAGTGCCCTTGTAGTCCGGCTGAGCCTTTTTCTCGTAGCAAGCGATAAATCTGCCGTTGCCGAGATCCTTGATGGGTTTCATTGGCTCCGGCGTCTTTTCGACACTGGCAATACCGCACTCGTCGTAGTAAGCAAAGCTTTCGTCAAGCTGCTTTTCAAACTCCTTGCCCATTGCCTTTGCTCGTAATCCCAGCCATTGGCGCCGAGGATCCTTTTCGTGATCTTCCTTTACTGCCATAGCTTACTTGAACCACCGTACGGGGTACTTACCGAAGTACTTGCCGGCACGGAAGAAAATCACGGTCTGCCAGGCAATCAGAACGGGAACGGCGAATGCCGCAGCAACCAAGCCGGCTTTCCATGCCAGTCCGACGATCACAGATCCGGCAAGCACTTTTGCTTCCTGCTTGATCAGGCGGATAGTTGCTCTTCTCCGGCGCTCTGCTTCCTGCGCCAGCTTCCGCATTTTTTCTTTTTGCACCCGGGCGGCTGTCGCTACACGCTGTTCGTTCTCCGCACGGCGCTGATCGGTAATTCTATTCAGCCTTCCCAGTTCCAGGATCTCTTCTTCGATATAGACGGCATGCACGCCGTCGTTGGTCTTGATTGCTGTGTAAACGCCATTCATATGTCCGTTCACGATAAAACCTCCTAATTGTTAATCATTCTGCATTAAGCAGTTTTTGGATTGCACCTTGCTTGGCTCTTTCAGCTTCCATCTCGCTCATTTGGGGTGGAGATTCCAGCCGCCCAAAGGTGCTGTTGGTCAATTCCGCAACATAGGTCTTAAGTCCAGCAGGTAGCTTTTCCCAATCTCTCTCCCGCTGACTTGTCACCCGGTAAGATCTTTGGAAATTTGAAGCGACCACAGATTGCACCGTTTCCGTGTCCATCATGGCCCAATCTCGCAGCTGTGAAGCACCGCCTACCGCCCGCTGGACCGCAGGGGGAAGCTTTGCAAATTCTTCGTCTGCGCCGTAGACGCCGTTTTTGAGTGCCTTTGCGACCAGCCCCCATGCTTCCTGTTCGGTCATTTCGTCCGGCTTCATCAGCTCTGCGATCTTCGCCTTTATGACGCCGATCGGCGGCATAAACCTGTTTGTATCGGACACCATGTGCGCCATGACAGCGGCAGACACCAGCTGATACGGCTCGTCTGCAAACGCCCTTGTCCACAGATCTACCGTAGCCTTAATGACCTCGTCGGACTTGGTGCGGAAATTATCGGGGTAATTCACTTGCAGGATGGCCATCACCTTAGCCGCTTCTGCCTTATTCATCAAATTCGCCCCTTTCGATCATGCCGATAAGCCGATCGGAACCGGAGGACGGCGCTGATCCGTGCTCAGCTTTAAGCCCCCATCGATCACGGTGGCACTTCCGGACAACCAAGTTCCAGTCCGTCCATTTGTTGCGGTTGCTGTTTGATTGGGCAGATTCATCGACATACTGAATGCAGCGGTCAAGTTCTTTCTGTCCGAGATCCCGGAGCAGGCGATCATATTCAGCATCCGTCAGCCGCACCCATCCGTATTCACCGTACTTATGACGCGGCTCTTCCGGTTTCTTAGGCTTCCTACCCTCCGGTATGTACGGCTCTTTCACCGTTTTGCGTTGGTTGTAAAGCTCTGCCAAATACGCCTGGAAGCTCTCGCTTTTAACTTTCCGGATCTCACGCAGTAGCGGTTCGTTGACCTTTTCCGATTCGTGCCACTTGTACTTGTACCAATTGCACACCAAGAGTTCCTTGGTCGTGGCATCGTACCGGATTACATTGTGAACACCATCAAGGCGTTTCAGCAGGTGGAGAACGGCGTCCTCGGTATAACCGATCTCCCGGGAAATGGTTTTGACACTCACTTCGTAGCAGCCGCACAGGTTGGTGTGCATATTGGTCATGCAATACAGAAATCCGTATCGATCCTCAGGCGTGAAGCTATCCACCACTTTGGGATCTGTCCAAAACGACATCTCAACCGGTCTTGTGATTGACATATATTCACCTCCTTGGGATTACTGCCCCGCAGGGCAGCTCCCGGTTAAAATGGCAGTTGGGAATCGTCCTCTTCGATAACCTCGAAATTGGACTGGGGGTAAGCAGGAGGATTGCTATATCCGCCATAACCGCCACCGTTCTGCGCCGGTGCGCTGTTGGAGGTATCGCCGCCCTCTTTTTTGCTGTCGCCAAAGTAGCAATTATCTGCTACGACCTCGGCAGATCTGCGCTTGTTGCCTTCCTTGTCCGTCCAAGGTCTAATCTGCAGGCGTCCGGACACGATGATCATTCTGCCCTTGGTGAAATACTTGGACACAAATTCGCCGGTTTGACGCCAAGCAACGCAGTCGATGAAGTCGGTCTCCTTTTCTCCGCCGTCCTTGCTGGAGAAATCCCGGTCAACCGCCACGGTAAAACTGGCTACGGCTACGCCGGATCCTGTTCTGCGCAGTTCCGGATCCCGGGTGAGCCGACCCATGATCGTGATGTGATTAAGCATTATCGCTCACACCTTCCGTTGCCGCTTCGTCGGCGCAGCATTTTACCTCTATGCACCGGGCAGCGGCGTGACGATCACGGGCCTTTTTAATAGCAGCAAGCACGGTATCGGCGTCATACTTGCCGTTCTCGATAGTCGCTTCCAGGACATCCCTCTCCGTTTCGGCACGAACCAGCTCTTCAAACAGCGCCAGCGGGATGGTAACCATTTCCTCCACCAGCACGCCCTCTTCGGGGATTTCAGAATTAACAATACTCATTTGACTGTCTCCTCTCGTCATTCATAATTTGGATTACTTGTTTACATTGGGGTACATCGAACATAGCGATATGGGTTTCCTCTTTGGGTAAACCCATCTTTTCGGCCAACCATGCGTATGCATCGTTTCGCCGGCGCCGGAAGCGGCCACGCTGCCAGAGGGGATCGAATGCGGCGTGCGCTCTGTTTCTCCATCTGCGCAGCTCCCAGTTTGCCAAACTGCCAAGCGGCTGATCGGTTCCATCGTGAACACCTACATAGGCATCACAGGGGCGACACAGATAAGCCATTCCATAGCTTTTGCCGTAGATCTCTTTGGTATCGACATATTCAGCTTGTCTGCCACAGTAGGGGCAGTAAATAATTTGACCTTGCTTCATTGTCTGCTCCATTCCTCCTTGTACCGGGCAAGCTGCTCGGGGGTATCGGTTTCTATGCCCAATTCACGGGCAACCTCAACTGCGCCGTCAATCAACCGGGCCATTTCCTTGCTGTCCATATACCTTGTCCGTTTATAGACCAAGTAGCACCGGAACAGTTTTCCACCTTCCTCCCGGGTGTCAAAGCACTTGGTGTAGGGGTGAACCGTGTCCACGTCCACAGACACAGGGAGCTTGAAGCCAACCGTTAGTCCGTCCTCGTCCTTTGCCAGAGCGCCGTATTCGATCACCAAACTCTTTTTGGTCGCTTCCTCGCTTCCGCCTTTCACAGTAGCGATTTTGTTGACGAGCAGATGGAAATATGCATTGGCCGACTTGGATCGCTTGTCCCGGTGCTTTTTGATCTCGATGTCAAGATCTTCGTCCTTCAGCCGATCAAAGTCCTCGCGGAAATCCCGTTCCACCTCAACGGTGATGCGATATTTCTTGTTAAGGCCAATCGCCATATCGACCAACCGCCCCCGCATTGGTCCTTTCATCGTGCCACCCAGTGTTCCTTATAGATCTCGATGTACCCGGCAGCGGTTAGCCAGTCGATGAAATTCGCGATAACCAAGCGGATATCCTGTGTTTCATCCTTGCGGTATGTTTCAGGCCATACATTGCAGCCGTTGCTGGCAAGGTATGTAAACCTGTCGGCTTCCGGTACCAACTCAAAGTACATAGGGTGCTGAGTGCTGGTAAAGAACTTTCCGCTTT